TACAAATATCACCGCAACAAATACACAGGAGAATGGTTGTGCTCCAAGAAAAGAACAACTATTAGATGCAGGAATTTTAAGACTTCCAGAAGATCAAAGAATCCCAGTTAACGCTAAATAACTTTCAGTTTTATAACAATTATGAAGTTTACAGTTTATTCAAAAGATGGTTGCCCATATTGCACAAAAGTTCAACAGGTGCTAGAGTTAGCAGAACTACAGCATGTAGTTTATAAACTTGGAGTTGATTTTACCCGTGAAGAATTCTATTCAGAATTTGGACAAGGTTCTACTTTTCCTCAAGTAATTGTTGATGATAATCATCTTGGCGGATGCACAGATACTGTTCAATATCTCAAGGAGCAAAATCTAGTTTAATGGATAACAATCTTCAAGAAGTTTGTAACGACGTTGAAAAGGCAATTGACTATGCCTTTAATGGACAATTTGTAATGAAGTTTTATGATTATCTTAAAGTTCGTAAAGCAAAAAGAATAGAAGTAGAAGAATTTATTGAAAGTAATACGGCTCATGAATTGAGTGATCTTGTAATGGAACTTGGAGAATACCTTGAAGGTGGAAGCGATGAAATGCACAAACAACTTCGTGAAGGATATGGACACATTCCAAAACCACAAGCAAGAAAAATTAAAAATTATTTGTATGGCATCCTAGAAGATGCGTGGAAGTATAGTCATGACAGACGACCTGGACGACGCAAAAAGCAAACTAAATAAAAGTGAACCCCAAATTAATCGGGGTGTTGAGTTATTACTACGCAATAGGAGGAGAAAATCTGAAAGACCAAAAACTTTTCAAGTGAAGTTTGGTAAGATGATTTCTCTCTTCCGAAGAGAATTTCATTTCTTTATTGATTTTCACTTCGACATAAGGAAAAAGTAAATTCTCTGGAGAAAAAAGATGTTAGCAGTAACTCTCACCATCAGTACTCTCATTTCAATAATGTTCTTTTTTGTTGGAGGTGTGGTAGGATGGTTAGCAAAGGAGCATTTCTACCAAACACAACCTGTTTATACACATCCAGAGATGTTTGATTCAAATGGTAATATAATACCCGACGAAATTTTAGCTGTGAGATTTGAAAACAATTATGACGAATACGACTACGAAGACGAAGAAGACGACGACTGAAAAACCTATCGAAACTCTTCCAACAAATCCTTTTGTTTTTGAAGTTTTAGAACTTGCTTCAAAGCAAAGAAGTAATGCAAAGAAAGTTGAAGTTCTTAAAACTTATGAGCATGATTCTTTAAAAACTGTTTTCATTTGGAATTTTGATGAAACAGTAATCAGCCTTCTTCCCGAAGGTGATGTTCCTTATGCAAATGCTGATGAGCAATCCGTTTACTCTGGAAACTTATCCGATAACTTAATGAGGGAAGCATCTGGTGGCGAGTCTGCTACTGGACAAGACCTTAATGGTAGAGGTCGCACTTCTCTTCGTAGAGAATATCAAAATCTTTATCATTATGTTAAAGGTGGCAATAGCAGTCTCTCTACAATTCGTAGAGAAATGATGTTTATTAATTTACTTCAAGGACTTCATCCAAAAGAAGCAGAAGTATTAATTCTTACAAAAGATAAAATTCTTACAAATAAATACAAGATAACTCTTGATAATGTTAAAGAGGCATACCCTGATATTCAGTGGGGTGGTCGTTCGTGACAGTAGCAGTTAGCACGGAGAAAGATATGGCATCCTACGAATCAGATGTAAAATATATCGATCAATCTGATTATGGGTGTCAAATTCTTCTTGAAAAAACAACGCTTGAAGCAGCAAAAGATAAGAGCTTTCCAAATGATGCTAGGCTCATTTGGTATATTGTAGATGGTGTTCAATATATGGATCTCACCAGATGCAGTAAAGTTTCAAAACTTTTTGATATGTACTACGACAAGTATGGAAAAGGTGCTGTCCAGAAGATTGATTTTGGATATGGATCAGTTAACCCTAAACTATGGGGATACAAACAACCTGATAAGAAAAAGAAAAGATGAGCGAAGGTTTTAAGGGATTTGCCAAATCCGCAGATGATAAAGAGTTTAGACTTTATATTAATAATAGAGAAGTTAATAAACTTATCAAAGAATATAAAAAATTAAAAAAATATCAAAAGTCATCTATTTTTGAAATAGAAAAACTATCAGGAAAAGAAACGAAGATAGATAAACTAATCAACGAATATGGGATAGACCCCGAAGCAATTGAATAATGGGAAAGCATTATCTTCTTAATCTGTATGGATGCTCGTTTGTTCTTTTGAACGACGAGCGTTGTCTTATTGACTTGCTAGAAAACGCAGCGGTAGCTAGTGGTGCTACTGTGATTCAAACTATTTCAAAGAAGTTTGAACCACAGGGAGTCACTGTTGTCTGTTTGCTTTCTGAAAGTCATATTAGTATTCACACTTGGCCTGAAGAAGGTAAAGCAGCAGTTGATGTTTATACCTGTGGAGATTGTAATCCAAAAATTGGATGTGATATTATCATTCAACAACTTTATGCTCAAGAACATACTTTAAGTTACATTGAGCGGTAACTAAATACACTATATCTGGAGAAGTATATGCTCTCTACTCAATACCGTCTTCGCCTTGAAGCAATTTGTGAAAGAATTGTAAGAGGCGAATCTGTAGAGCTAAGTGATATGATCTGGGCAGAAAAACTTGCCAAAGCAAATCGTTCTGCATCAACTATTCTAAGACAAGCAAGACGCCGTGCTGCTAATCCTGATATGCAGGAAGGTAGTTTAGATGACTTTATGAATGCTATGGACTTGGGAGATCCTGACCCATCGAATCATAGAACAGGATTTTATAGTGCTGATGATATTATTGAATTCTTTACTGATGATAAGCCAGATGACTGGAGACAGAGAGATTAATTCTCCCTCTTTTTTTATAGGTATAAACTAGTAGGCATAAATTTTTATTAAGAATCCCTGACAATTTATATAGATAGTGGTAGAATAAAGAGGTGAGAAAAGTGATCTGAAAATCAAATCTTTATCATAATTGTCCTTGTGCGTGGAGGTTATTATGCACAACCTTGTGTCTTACAATCAACTGGCTGGATGGCAACAAAGCATTAATAGCTTAAATAATAATTTAGATAATGCATCAGATGAATCTGATTTACTAAATGATTATTATAACTGCATAATTGAATGTAATGATGATTGGGGAACATGTAAAAAAATATGTAGGAGCATTCTAGAATAGTCGTTGTGAGGGGTTGACTACCCCTCTTTTTTTGTGTATAATTACCTTTGTCAGGGTTAATAAAGATGGATAGAGAAAAGCTTAAGCTGATTGTCAGAAACCTTGAATCTCTGGTAGAATGTCTAAAGTCAGAGATTTATTCTGATGTAGATTCATATAAGATGAACTACGAAGAAATTGCACAACACGTTACTGATTACGACGAAGTATTTTATGATGGAGACGATGATGGATATCCCGACTGATTTTGAGTTTATGAAACCAGAAGTCAAACTTATTAGTGTTACTCCAGATGCAGAGAAGCATATGGCTTACTGTGCAAGAGTGAGTAATCCTGCTAACCAAGAGAATGAAAAGTTCTCTGGTCTTCTCAAGTATTGTATTCAGCATCAACACTGGAGCATCTTTGAACAAGCAACCATGACTGTAGAGATCAATACGACTCGTGGTATCGCAGCTCAAATTCTCCGGCATAGGTCTTTCACATATCAAGAATTTTCACAACGCTATGCAGATAGCACTCTTCTTGGTAATTCTATTCCTCTTCCTGAACTTCGTCGTCAGGATGATAAGAATCGTCAGAATAGTATTGATAACATTCCAGATTATTTGAAACTGGTTCTTGGTGAAGATATTCGCGTTCACTTTGAGCACTCTCTACGCATCTACAAGCGTCTCCTGGACGCTGGAGTAGCAAAGGAGTGTGCTAGGTTTGTACTGCCTCTAGCGACCCCCACACGCCTCTATATGACGGGCTCTGTGCGGTCGTGGATCCATTACATTGATTTGCGGTCTGCTCACGGGACACAGAAGGAGCATATGGAGATTGCTGAACTAGTACGTTGTATCTTTACTTGTCAGTTTCCTGCTGTATCTGAAGCACTTGGATGGACTCGTGATGGGTGTTCGGATTGTATTGATCCCCCGTCTATTACTATTGAATAAATATTGACACATAGAATGGAGGATTAAATTTGGCAACATATCCTGTTATTAATAAACAAACTGGCGAACAAAAAGAAGTCATATTAAGTGTTCATGATTGGGACCAATGGAAACAAGATAATCCAGACTGGGATAGAGATTGGAGTGATCCCTCCACATGTCCTAGTTCTGGAGAAGTTGGAGAGATATACGACAGATTAGTTAAAAGTAAACCTGGATGGAATGATGTTCTTCATAGAGTATCTAAAGTTCCTGGATCCAACGTTAAACCAATTTAATTTAAAACATGCCAGCAAAAAGAAACACTCCAAAGTCTCCGGTCCCATTTGGAATGAGTAATAAGCAAATGAAAAGAAAAAAACCAATCAGTTCAGATTTAATGAGAAAGATTGAACCTCTTACTGAGAATCAAGAGGAACTCTTTCGTTGTTATAAGTTAGAACAAAATCTTGTTGCTTATGGTTGTGCTGGTACAGGTAAAACATTTATCACTCTGTATAATGCATTGAGAGATGTTCTTGATGAAAGAACACCTTACGAAAAGATTTATATCGTAAGGTCTCTTGTGGCAACTAGGGAGATTGGTTTTCTTCCTGGAGATCATGAAGATAAGTCATCTCTTTATCAGATTCCATATAAGAATATGGTAAAGTATATGTTTGAGATGCCAAGTGAAGCAGATTTTGAAATGCTCTATGGCAATCTTAAAACTCAAGGAACTATTAGTTTCTGGTCCACTTCATTTATTCGTGGCACAACTCTTGATAATGCTATCATTATCGTTGATGAGTTTCAGAACTTGAATTATCATGAACTTGATAGTATAATCACTCGTGTAGGTGAAAACAGTAAGATTATGTTCTGTGGTGATGCCACTCAATCAGACCTTATTAAGACGAATGAAAAGAATGGAATTATTGATTTCATGAAAGTACTTCGTATTATGCCTTCAGTTGATATTATTGAATTTGGAGTTGAAGATATTGTTCGCTCTGGATTGGTGAAAGAATACATTCTGGCTAAAATGGAAATTGGAGTATGAGTTTTATTCATCATAATTATCTGGGTGAAATTGAATTAGAAAAGAAAGAAACAAATGGCATTCGTCTCTACAATCTTCCCAATGGAGACTGGGTGCCTTCTATTACTTCTGTCACTTCCTTTTATAACCGACAAATATTTGTTGATTGGCGTAAAAAAGTTGGTATTGAAGAAGCAAATCGTATTACTAAGAAAGCAACAACCCGTGGTACTGACTTTCATGAAGTGGCACAGGACTATCTACTGAATAAAGAACTTGATTGGAATAACTATCTTCCAGCATCTAAGTTTATGTTTCATCATTTGAAACCCGAACTTGATAAGATAAATAATATTCACGCTATTGAACGAACACTCTACTCTGAATACTTTGGATTGGCAGGTAGGGTTGATTGTATTGCTGAATACGATGGAGAACTAGCAGTCATAGACTTTAAAACATCTGAAAAGATCAAACCAGAAAAATGGATTGAGAACTACTTTGTTCAAGAAATGTTTTATGCTTCTGCATATTATGAAATGACTGGAATTCCTATTAAGAAGTTAATTACCTTGATGGTTACTCCTGGTGGTGAAGTGAAAGTATTTGACAAAAGAAACAAAGGGGATTATATTAAATTATTAGTACGTTATATTAAAGAATTTGTACATCACAATACTGGGTCAGATGGAAAATGAATTAGAAAAAGTTTTAGAAAATAAATTCTTTTGCCCATCTCGGTTTGCTCAAGAGATAGAATCTCTTGTTCAGACAAATGTAGATATGAACTACATTGATGCTATTGTTTATTTTTGTGAGCAGAACAACATTGATGTTGAATCTGTTCCGAAGTTAATTTCAAAGCCATTGAAAGAAAAAATTAAGTATGAAGCAATGGAATTAAACTTTTTAAAGAGGAGTTCCAGAGCGAAATTACCCCTTTGATGAATGATGCCTGTTGATGCCTATCGTTGTTATCTGTCTTTAAAGAATCACTTCACTAAAGACAGTTATGATTATCACAAGTATTGTGGTAAAAGTCGTGCGACCGTACAATCTTTTTATAAACGCAAAGATCGTTTTTGGTTTGAGAAAGTATCCAGACAAAAAACAGATCAAGAAGTAATTGATTTCTTTGTATCAAACTTCATTTCATGTACTGACCCAAGTAAATTATGGATTGGTGAAATGATGAGAGAAGGTGAAGAGAGATATGAAGCATGGAAGAAAAGAAATCAATCTCTCTCTTATGTCTTCAAAGAAGAAACTCAAAATTTATTTGAGAATCAAAAAGTAGATGATGCTTTTGATTGCTCCAAAGGTCATCCTCCCATTTTAAAAAAGTTCCTGAACGGGACAATTAGTATAGAAACTCTAGTAATCTATAACCAAATATTCCTGTTCGGTAAAAACTTTGATAAGAAACTGAAAGACCCAGTGTGGGAAACCGTCAGTATGAGAATAAAAAAATACAGCCCATTCCTAAATATTGATGTACCACATTATAAAAACATCTTAAAAAAAGTTGTTCTAGGAGACAAATGAGTTTTTTTAATTCTGAAGTTGTTCGTGCAGAGATGTCTGAGATAAGCGAACTTCAAGAAGAAGTCTATCAAAATGTATTTAAGTTTCCTGCGATGTCAAAGGATGATAAACTAAAACATGTAGAACTTCTTGAGAAACTTCTTGATAAACAAAAAGTTCTCTATACACGTTTAAGTTTGTCTGATGACCCAGAAGCAGTTGAAATGAAAAAACGTATTATTGAATCTGCGTCTATGATGGGTCTCCCACCAGATGTTGATATGAATATTATTTTAAATAACATGTCCAAAATGCTTGAGGTGATGAAGGAACAGATTGACAAAACTGGTTCCGACCTGTAGAATAACAAGGTACACACAAGCCAAATCCGTACAAATCCGAGGTAATCTAATGTCTTTTGCAGATCTTAAGAAGCAATCTTCTCTTGGTTCGCTGACTTCCAAACTGGTAAAGGAAGTAGAGAAGATGAGCAATACATCCAGTGGTGCTGATGAGCGTCTCTGGAAACCCGAAATGGACAAGACTGGTAATGGTTTTGCCATTATTCGTTTCCTTCCTGCCCCTGAAGGTGAAGAACTTCCTTGGGCAAAACTTTATACTCATGCCTTCCAAGGTCCTGGTGGTTGGTATATTGAAAACTCTCTGACTACAACAGGTCAGAAAGATCCTGTTTCCGAATACAACCGTGAACTTTGGAACAGTGGTAGTGAGAAGGATAAAGAAACTGTTCGTAAGCAGAAGCGTAAACTGTCTTACTACAGCAACATCTATGTTGTAAAGGATCCTGCTAATCCTGCCAACGAAGGTAAAGTCTTCCTGTTTAAGTATGGTAAGAAAATCTTTGATAAGGTTATGGAAGCCATGCAACCTGAGTTTGAGGATGAAACCCCTATCAATCCCTTTGACTTCTGGCAAGGTGCTAACTTCAAACTGAAGTTGGTCAAGAAAGATGGTTATTGGAACTATGATAAGTCCGAGTTTGATCGTGTCTCTCCTCTCCTGGAAGATGACGATGCTCTGGAAGCAGTTTGGAAGAAGCAATATTCTCTGACTGCTGTAACTGCTCCCGACCAGTTCAAGTCTTATGAGCAACTGGAAACTCGTCTGAAGATGGTTCTAGGTCAAAAGACTGCTCCTCGTCCTCGTCTGGATGAAGAGGTGGAAGACGAAGATAATGATCGCGGTTCTTATACTCCCGACTTTACTTCACGCCGTCCCGAACCTGAACTTCCTGTGGTAAGTTCTTCCAATGATGAAGATGAAGATGATGCTCTGTCTTACTTCCAGCGTCTTGCTGAAGAGTGAAGTATAATCAAATCTGCTTAACTCTTTTAGTTGTAGCAGCCTATCTGAATCTTCTATTCAAATAGTTTAATATTATCAGCACGTTTTAGGGTTTCGCTCACATACTGGGTGGAACCCTCTTTATATGCCATAATTTCTTCCATATCATTTAGGATGATACCAAGATATTCTTGCTTTAAGATAAAGATATTTCTTTTACCATCTTCAATATTGTCTTCGTACTCATAGTTGGTGACAGGTACTGTAATGTTTCTTGCGTCAATTTGGGTATCAGTTCCAACATCATAGAAAGAAACGGTGTAATTTGACTGTACTTCTAATCCCGCAGGTACAATTAAAAAATTATTAGAGTTTCTAACTTCTGTAGTTTCATAATGATGAATTCCATTATACAAAGTATCATAGTCTCCATACTTATCTAAAAGATAAGCATCAAAATTATTTTGTTCCATTGGCCATTCTGTTTGAATATTCAGAATGTTATTACACAAAAGAACTACCCAATCTAAAGAAGCATCGCCATAGACTTCAAACGCTACATTATCTGGTCTATCGTTTCCTACAATCTTATATTTTGTAAAGAAAGACAAGTCTTGAAAAATATCATCTCTTATCTTTCCTTTTTTAAATAGATTTTTTACCTTGATAAAATCACCAATCTTTGCGTCAGGTAATCTATTAACATAATCAACTTCTGGTAGATAACTGAAATACTTTGCCATTTTAGAAACCTATAAATGTGTCTTTGTTACCATCAATTTCAAAATATTCATCATCAAAGATAGGCTCAAGTTCTTGAAACTGTAATGATAATCTGTATGCTGTCATTGATCTATCATCATCGGATGTCCCACCATAAGTCATATATGTTCCATCTGGAGTATAATCAACAGAACAAGAAGTCAGGGCACATTCTTTAAAGGAGTTTAGATATGGATGTTGTTTTTGTCCTGCTGTCACATATGAAATAGCAAAGGTATGTGGTGCTTTTAAGAGTAAAGAAGTCTTACTTCTTTTCACTGACATAGACTGTTTAAATGCTCTAATAATTTGGCGAACCATTTTTGCTTCATCTTTACTTCTTGGATAAAATGAAAATGTAAAACCAAAAGTTCTCAATGATGGTCCATTAAATAGCAACTCTAGATTATTATTTCCTACTGCTCCGAAAGTTCTTGTTCCGACGTTAGCATTTAATGCTTTATCTAAAAATAATCTGGTTACCGCAGTTTGTAAGTCTCCACTTCCGGCAGCTGCCTGAAGATTTTCTCCTACTTGATTTGTCTTAGCAGCTGCTTCTTCAACTCCTCCGGTTAAAAATCCTTGAGCAATTTTAGATGCTTCGGCTTGGAGTTGATTTAATCTATCATCTTGCCATCCAGCAGTATTTCCATCACTAATTCCTGCTGGTATTGGAAGTGTAATTGTTCCTATTCTTGTAGATCCTTTTACAACTGGTATTCCACTTGATTCTAATGTGACTCTTCTTATCTTACTGCTACCAAATTCTCCTGTTTTACCTTTAGATAGATTGTCTTTTGATAATGATGGAGAGTATTCTAAAATTGTGAATCTTATGGTATCTTGAACTTCTGATTTTAAATTCAAAGGATACTTTAGATCATCTCTATATGCTCCAGCACCTGCTCTTGTATTATCTTTGTACTTATTTTCTTCTCCAAGTGCTTCAGACTGTTTTGGATTTAATCTACCACCTGTTTGACTATCCCCATCTTTATTCTGACCATCACCAGTTTGTGTTGGACTAGTTGCTTGATTTGCGTTTATTTTTGAGTTTGGATTTGCTTGATTATATGATTCTACTCCAGAATTTAAATTCCTTTGCATGGAATCTTTTAATTTCAATGTAGTTTGATCACTGTATCCTTGTAGTTGACCATTTGCTACTTCTTGGATACTATTATATTGTACTCTATTACCAGTTCCATCATCATATCGGTATGTTATTTTGCCATCATTCTGAACAGCATAACTTAATTTTTTTATCAAAGGATCTGTTGAATTTGAATCAATTGGTTTATAACCAGTTGTATTTGTAGTAGTAATTGTTGATAGCTTATTATTCCCATTAGCACTTTTCCATGCTGATGTGCCCCCAACATAGGTTACATCATTATCAAGTGTAGTTTTAGTCGTGTTCCAAACACCCATTAGACTTGTATTTTTAGTCTTTTATTTATTTAGACGGAACTTTCCATACTGGAGAGACATTAACTCATCAAGCTCATTATATTTTATGACATGAAGTTTCCCTGCTACTTCTTCCCAAGTATATTGTCTCCCTTGTCTCCAATGAAAATTGATACCTTTAAATCCCCATCTCTCTAAAGATGTACAAGCAATCAATGGATGTTGGTCATATTCAATATTTGGTGTCTTTGGATTGTATATAAATGTATAAAATTTTCCTGGTTCTGGATATAATACTTCTTCTTTAAAGATGTCCATAATGATCAACATGATTTCTTCTGGATCTTTGGTTCCAGATTGATCAATTCTTTTGAGAAGTTCTCTTGTTCTTGCGGTTCCTGTTTCTTTATATTGTCCGAAACCTTCTGCCATTACTTAATACCTAACTCTTCTTCTGTGATGATTTTAAACTCTATTAATCTGTCATCACAAAATTCTTTTGCTGCTTTCCACTTTGCTTGATTTACCTCATAGGTAACACACTCATGAATATATGATTTGGTAACTCTTGATTTTTTTATAGGTGGTTTTGTTTGTTTCTTTGGTTTAACTTCAACAACATATGTTTTAATTTGTCCAGTGCTTTCTTTCACCTTAATAAGAAAGTCTGGATAATATCTATGAACTCTTTTGTCAACTGGTGAGATGTAAGGAATATAAAACTCTTCACTACCCCACTCTACAATGTTCTCATTTAGATCACACCAATGACAAAACTTTCTCTCCCAACTACTGCGGCAAATAATATTGTTCGGATCTCCTTTATATTTTTTGGGATGAGATGGTTTGTATTTACTTTTGATACTTTCTGCCATACATAATATATAAGTCAAAAAGTATTTATAAATGCCCTCCTCAAAGAGCATTGCTGATATCAAATCAGCACTTTTAAATCCAGCAACAACATCTCATTTTGAAGTAGAAATTCCAAGGCCATCTGGTCTTTCTACAAGATATCTTATTGAAAATGGAGTAAAATTAAATCAAGATAAATTAAATCTTCTTTGCTCTGACGCTATACTTCCTGGATCTACTTTTGCTACTCATGATATTTCTGGGGATTACCATGGAACTATTCATCGCCATGCTTACAGAAGATTGTATGATGATAGAATTGATTTAAGTTTTTATGTTGATGCTGAAAATTATTTACCTATCAGATACTTTGAAACTTGGATGAAGTATATTTCTGGAGAACAAATCGCTGCTGCTGAATCTGGAAGACCAGGTGTTGCTGAAGAAAGATATTTTTATAGAATGAATTATCCAAATCTCTATATTTGTAACCAAGGATTAACTGTAACTAAATTTGAGAGAAGTAGTCTTGGTGGTGCTAAAGGAACCCCAGCATCCAGCTTAGTTTACAATTTTGTAAATGCTTTTCCAATAGCTTTACAATCTATGGCAGTGTCCTATGATAGTTCTTCTTTATTAAAATGTACAGTGTCATTTTCGTACATCAGATATTATGTAGCACCAGGATCTCCAACAGCAGAACCTACACAAACCAATCCAACACAACAAGCAGCTTTAAATCAGGTAGCCACGAACCTTTCTGGAACTGGTGCGTTGGCAACTTCTGGAACTGGACTCAATATTGGTGGTATTCCCACTTCATCAGCAAATGCTTCTGGAAATACTGTTTCTGGGTTTACTGTTGGAGCGAACTCAAATATTGCTTAATAAATAATCACATCTGAAATTTCTATAGGTTATTATGCCATTACCAAAGATTTCTACGCCAACTTATGAACTTGAGTTGCCATCATCAGGACAGACAATTAGATACAGACCATTTCTAGTTAAAGAAGAAAAGTTATTAGTAATTGCTTTAGAGAGCGAAGATACAAAGCAAATTACTAATGCTATTAAAGCAGTAATTAAAAACTGTATTTCTACAAAAGATATTAAAGTAGAAACTTTACCAACTTTTGATATTGAATATTTGTTTTTGAATATTAGAGGAAAGTCTGTTGGTGAAGAGGTTGAAGTTAATATCATTTGTCCAGATGATGGTGAAACTAATGTGACCGTTAGTATTAATCTGGATGATATACAAGTTCAAAAGAATGAAGAGCATACAAACAAAATTAAAGTTGATGGTAATATTATGATGGAAATGAAGTATCCATCACTTGAGCAGTTTATTAAAAATAACTTTGACTTTAATAATGAAAATGCGATGGAACAATCTTTTGATTTGATTTCATCTTGTATTGATAAAATTTATACTGAAGATGAAGTATGGTCTGCTGCAGATGTAACTAAAAAGGAACTTACCGAGTTCTTGGAGTCTATGAATTCTTCTCAGTTTAAAGATATTGAGAAGTTCTTTGAGTCAATGCCTAAACTTTCTCATAAGATTGCGGTTACCAATCCAAAAACTAAAGTAGAAAGTGAAGTTGTTCTTGAGGGCTTAGCATCTTTTTTCGCGTAGCAATGGTCCATATGGACCTTGAAAATTATTTCAGACTCAACTTTGCCTTGATACAGTACCATAAATATTCATTATGGGAAATTGAAAATATGATACCTTGGGAAAGGGATGTGTATGTTGGGTTATTACAACAACATCTTGAAGAGGAGCAATTGAAACAGCAGCAACAAAAGTCAAGTTTCTAATAGTTTGGTAGAATGGCAGTCAATCAACAGAAATTTTTGCCCAGAAGAACCACAGTTCAATCTGCTGCTGTCGCTCCACAACAACAGCTGGTTGCTGCCCCTGCCGATACTGCTGCTCTTCAAGATATATCAAAGTCTTTAACGAGAATTATACAACTTCTTACTCAACAGAATACTCAGGTCACAAAAGAAGTTAATCAGGAAAAAAAGAATCAAGAAGTTGCTAGAAGAAAGAAGATAGAATTAGGATTAGAAGGGGCATTTAATGCGGTTAAAAATACTGCTCAAGAAGTGATTGCTCCTGTAAAAAGTATATTAGATCAGATTATTCAGTTCTTTGTTACTTTATTTTTAGGAAAGGCATTACTAAACTTAATTAATTGGTTTGCGAATCCGGAGAATCAAAGTAAGGTTCGTTCAATTGCCAGATTCTTAAAAGACTGGTGGCCTTCTTTAATTGCTGGATACATTTTATTTGGAACGGGTTTTGGTAGAGTTGTAAGAAGTCTTGCTAAAGTAGCAATAGCAGGAACAGCAAGACTTGTTGTTATTGCTGCCAGACTAGCAAAAGCAATTGCTACAGGGAAAGGTCTCAAAGGTATTGGTCAAGCACTTGGATCTGGTGGAGGTGGTGGAAAGCTTGGTTTAGTTAAACTTGGTTTGGGTGCCGTTGCCACAGTTGGAGCTGGGATGGCAATCAATAAGTTTATGGGTGGTGATGAACAAGCACCACAACTTGATGTTCCAGAGGCACCAGCAGTCCCTTCAATGGGTGCTTTTGGTGGTGGATTTGCTGATTTAAAAACTATATTTGCTGCTAACGGTGGAGCAATATCTTCTCAAGTAAGTCCATTTACATCTTTCTTTGGATCTGGTGGTCTTGCTAGTTTGATGGCAGGAGTGAATGGTGTAGTATCTGGACCCAAAGGAATTGATAGAGTTCCAGCAATGCTTACCGATGGTGAGTTTGTAATGTCTCGTGGAGCCGTTCAGAAGTTTGGTGTGGGTGCGTTGGAGGCAATGAACGCCGCTGGTGGTGGAACTAATCGCCCTCGTGTTGTTAGTCAGAGAGTTTATGCTGCTGGTGGAGGATTGATTGGAAGTGATCCTTCTGAAGGAAATATGGCATATCAAGATCCAGTTCTTTCAGATACAAAGAGGATATCAACTGAAGATAGATTGAAAAGAATAGAAGAACAGATGAAAGTCCAAAGAAGACTTGCTTCTGGTTCTGGTATTCAAACTGCTGCTGGTATGGGATTTGGGACAACATATCAAGGAAGAAAGTCTATTCTTGTTAAAGGTGGCACACAAAAACTAGGTGCTGGAACTGGATATGATGCTATCACAGTTCCAAAAATAAATGTTGGTGGAATGGAATACTTTGCCCAAAAGAGAGGGAAGGATATAATATACTCTTCAAATTTTGCTAGTGGCTTATCTGGTCAAGTTGATAAGTATGGTGCCAGAAGCAGAGGATATAGTGGAGCAGGATCTGGTCTTATTGGTGGGTCAGGATTAAAAGATTTTGATAAGAAGAATCTTCCAAAGACAAAAATTATGATGGGTCCAGACGGTCCATTCGTTGCTTACTTAACTTTTAAAGGTGGAGAACCAACATATCAGAGAGCGACTCAAAGAAATAAAGGTATGATGGAGTCTCTTGCTGACTTCTTTGATCCAAAGGGTGCTAAAGGTAGGGAGGAAACTCTTAACGCAAGAACAATGCGTACTACTGCTATTGGCGATTTGGAAGATATGAGACGCCGTGGCATGACAGAAGATAATATTAAAAAGATGTTGAATGAACGTCTTGGTCCTAATGGTTATGCTAGAGCCACAAATGATTTAAAGGCAAAGCAAAATAAAGCAGCCATACTCAATAGAGAAACAACCAAATCTAAACCAGGAGAATCTGCTGCCGATGCTAAAATCAGAGGTGGAGCAATAGAAGATACTCGTAGAGGTGGTATTTTTGGTCAGGCATGGCGTACTGGCGTTAGAATGTTTGGTACAAATAAAGATATTGAAAGAGTTGATGCGGCAGATAAAGCATCCGAAGCTAGAATAAAACAAAGAGTTGCTGCTTCTCAAGGAAGATACTATTCATCATCTGATGGTAAGTATTATAAAGATTATGCTGCAGCAGAATCTGCAAGAAAAGCAAGAGTAGCAAAATTGGGAACAAATAAACCATCACAAAAACCAATTACTCCAACACCAAAACCACCACCAAAGGTGGTGGCAGCACCATCATCTACTCGTAGAGGGCAAGGTGGTACATCAGGAGCTAACGCAAAACCATCAGTCCCACAATTCCCAGCTTCAAAACCAAATAAGAAGACTTCTAAATTCCTTGGGATTTTTTGATAGATGGCAAAAATAGTTTCTCCTTTAACTGGAACTTTAAAATCTATAAAGTCGCAGTTTATCAGTAAAGAGAAACTGTTGAAGTCTTCTTTGAAAGTTCAGCAGAAAAGATCTGAAGATAAAAGGAAGAATTCTGAAAGAGAAAGATTTATTAATTATGAAAAAGTTCTAGAGAGACCTCTAGCAGTTTTAGGAAAACCTATAAAGTCTATTACAAAAAGACTTGGGTTTCTTGATGCTTTGAAAAATTTTATAGTTAATGTTCTACTAGGGTTCTTTGCTTTAAGATTACTTAAATATCTTCCTCAATTAAAAGAAGTCTTTATTACTATTCTAAAAGCAGGAAACTTTATAATAGAAATTAGTGGAAAAATATTAGATGGTCTGGTGACATTTGTTGACCGTGGATATGCTGCGTATGACCACGCCAGAAAAATAGTAGGTAAGATTGGAGGTGAAGCGGCTATTGAGAGTATGGATAAACTCTCAAGTCAAATGAATTCTGTTATGAATTCAATCTTTATCGCTGGAATGTTATTCAGTGATTTTGGTGGAGTTGGTCAAGGTGGGGGAGTTGCTAAGAAAGCAATTGATGCTAGTGTTGATACAGTCAAGAATGTCCTTACAGAACAAGCAGGGCAGCAGGTAGCAAAGCAAGCAGCAAGAGCAGCAGTAGGTCCTCTTGGAGCAGCTGGAATAGTATTAGGAACTGGACTACTCGCTTCTGCTATCGGTGAAGGTGCCTACCAAGTAAAGAAACTTGGTACAGGATTACAGGGATGGTTATCTGGGAAGATGAACGAATCCTCCCAAGATAAAAATCCTCTTACTAGATTTCTAAAGAAAGGATTCTATGGATGGTTAAGCACATCTCTTGGTCCAGCAATTTGGATATTAAATGGAACAGGAGTGTTGTTTGATATTGTTGGTGCTCCATTTAGATATGGAGTTGAATTAATTCGTGCTGCGTTTATGAAGTTAAATGATGATGCTAAAGGTCTTGCTCAACAAAGAAAAAACCTTGGTAAGTTTGATGCTAGAATTCGTGATGGAATAAGAGAAAATTTTTCCATTCTTTCTCCTCTGTTTAAGTTTATGGGAATGAAAGGAGTTTCCCAAAAGTTAGAAACTCCTGGATCTTTTGGTAGTTTGTATGGTGAGCAAGCAGTTAAAGATATGGGATATTATGGTGGAGGTAAAGTAAAGGTTGGAAAGTATGCTTCTGGTGGTCCTGTTTCAATTCAAAGAACAGAAGTAAAGGATGTTGATATACCAAGAACAGATGTATCAAGGTTTTCTCCACTGAGTATTGGATCTTTGGTTGGTGGAGTTGATGCTTTCTCTAAAGTTTTTCCCTATGTTGATGATAAATCAAGAATGAATCGTTATTCTTATATGAAAGATTCGCATCAAACAATTCAATCTATTCCCAATGTTGGTGCGATATTATCTTTAGCATCCAAATCATTACTGGGGGATAAAGTTACTGGAGATGATTATGATTCTGCTGCTAATGAATTAAGTTCCTTTATGTTTAAAGGGTTGAGTGAAACAGATCCAACCATTGCTCAATCTCTATTTTCTGTTATGGATACAATGATATTTACTAAATTTATGTCATTGTTTTTGATGAAGTCTATGAAGGAACAGATTTCTGGAATTGTTAATTTGTTGAGAGTTCAAGTTGGATTAGCTCCAGTTCCAGGAGATCCATCAAACTCTGAAGCAGATCCATGTGCTACTGCTTGCGATACTGGACCATCTGCTGCTGGAGCAGCGGTCTATGGGGATGCTACTGATAAGGCAATTCTTGATTTGATTTCTTCCGTTGAGGCTCAAAGTTATGACACTATGAATGTATCACGAGGAGCAACACCGGGAAAACCAACTCAAATGACTGTTGATTGGTTGGAGGCAAATGCTAGAGGTGCTATTGGTAGATATCAACATATGCCAGGATATTTTAAGGAACGTGTGATTGCTGCCGGATTTAAAGGTAGTGATAGATTTACTCCAGAGGTTCAGGACAGAACTACATTACATTTCTTATATACATCTCATAGTTATAGGCAATGGAGAAATGGTCAAATAAGTGATGAAGCATTTGGAAATAAGCTTTCTGCGACTTGGAGAGGTCTTCCTCATAGTAGTGGTGGAACTTATCCTGACGAACATGCTGGTAGAAACAAAGCTCATATGTCAAGACCTGCTTTTATGACGAGGTTGGCACAGATAAGAGCAGGAGCGGGAACAGGAAGTGCGTCAATGGCAAAGATAGCACCAGGATCTCCCGCTGCTAATGTTGATTCTTGTATCTGTGACCCAAGTGTTCCTGATGGAGATCCTGGACAAATTGGGGGAGACCCAGGACCAGGTGGAGGAACCTTAAGATTTGGTAGAACTGGTAGTATGAGTGTTGCTGCTGGATGGGCACACGCTCACTTTGATACTGTTAATGGAACACCTCAGAATGTTATTATAAATGATACTGTTCCTCTGCTCAAAAAGATGGCATCTTCTGGATTAAAACCAGAATTGTTTGATACCACTCCCATCTTGGCTGGAAAGGATAATAATTACTATATTGATCTAATCAAAAAAGGAATAACTCTACATACTCATCGCCCTGGACCAAGATTTGACGTTAATATGCCAGGATTTCCTTTGGTTCCTTTTCCCTTGAAGGATGTTAGATATACTCCAAATGAAGGACAAGGTGTTAATGCTCTAGTTCCTGGGTCTGGAAAAACTGCTCTATTCCACTTGGGAAATAATCCAACAACAGGAAAATATTCATCATCTAGACAATCTGGTGGTCCAACATTTACTGGTGGTATTAGATTACTACACCAAGGTGAATATGTAATTGATAAAGATTCTGTTGATTTGTTTGGTGGAGTTTCTTTCTATCATATGATTAATGGTGTTGAGAATAAAAAACAAAGAGCACAAAAGTCTTCAAGTCTAATACAGCACTTAAGTAAATATACCGGAAGAAAGATTGATCAAAGACCAACTATAATAGTTGAGAGTCCTGAAGATATCATTGTATCATCTCCTCCGATTTATGTTCCATCTGGTTCTGGTGGATCTGGATCTTCAGGCGGAGAGAGTGATTGGGAATATGATAACCTGGAGTTGAGGTAAGGTATGGCATACAAAGAACTCAAGAATCCAACTACTACAATCATCAAGAAGCAAGTAATTCGTGTTGAAAAACTTGTTGGTCAAAAAAATAAGTTTAAAGGTGTTGCCTTTAAAGAAAAGATAAAACTTCAAGAAGTAAAAAATAGAAGAAAGAAAGAAGAAAAAATAGAAGCAAATGGAAAAGAAAAACTAGTATCAAATAAGATACCTACACCAAAACTTGGATTTCTTGACGTTATAAAAAACTTTTTATTCTCTGTTTTATTTGGAGCACTAACTCTTAAACTTTTACCTCACTTACCAAAACTCAAAGGTTTATTAATTACCACCTTAAAGATTGGTAATTTTGGAATTGAGTTTGCTGGAACAATCTTGAATGCGATGGCAACCTTTGTTGATAAAGCGTATCAGATAATTGATTTTGGTAAACAGCAAGCAAAACTTCTAGGTGGAGATACTGGTGTAGCCAACTACGAAAAGATGCTTGGGTTGGCAAACAAAGTAATGAACTCCATGCTCATTGCTGGTATGTTGTTCTCTGATTTGATTGTTAGCGACTCTAGATCCAGTGCCGCACAGCAAGCAACAGAATTTGTAAAAGATAGAGTTGTTCAACAAGCAGGACAAAGAGCAGCTCAGCAGGCAGTTATTCGCGGAACAACTCAAATCTCTGCTCGTGCTGCTGCTGGAATCGTTGCTGGTGTTGGATTACTTTCGTCAGCATTAGGTGAAGGTGCTTTCCAATTAAGAAAGTTTACTACAAAGGTTGAGAAGGATGCTTATAAGGGATTAAATGATGCTCAAAATGATCCAAATCCATTTACAAGATTTATAAAAACTGCTTTTTATAATGCTGTAGCAATCCCTGGAATGAGATTTTATAATTTCTTGTTGAATGGTGTTGGTACGCTACTGGATGTTGTTGGAGCACCGTTCAGATATGCTATTGAGTTGATTAATTATGGAGTTATGTTCCTTACTGATGACCAGGAGGGAATGAAAAACCAGAGAGAAAATCTTGGTAAATTTGATGCTAGAATCAGAGAGCAGATTAGAGAGATAGTTAATACTCTTAGCTTCGGAACTATTGCTAAAAACAAAGGTTCTTTTGGAAGTTTGTTTGGCGATCAAGCAGTTAGGTCAATGGGTTATGCCTCTGGTGGTCAAGTAACCAGGGCAGGAGAATTAGTTGGTGGTGTTATTGGAAGAACAGAAGTCAAGAAATCAATAGCAAGAACAATTGAAATACCATTATCTCCTCTTATTCCTGGAGATGATGTAAGTGGATTAGAACAATATCACAGTCCACTTACAAATAAACCAAGCGGATATTCAAATATTGAAACATTTTTTCCACATCCACAAAATCCAAGATATGTTGATCCTTATTATTATCTAACGCAGTCCTATAAAATTGCTTCATCTGCTAGATTTTTAAAACCATTTCTACAGATGCCAATCAAAATGATAATGGGCGATAGTTCATCAACTAGCGATACAATTTCTCTGGCAGCAGCAGTTAATAATTTATTCAATAAAATTCTTTCTAATGTTTTTGTTCCGGGAAAGAAAAAAACATTGGCGGACGAAATTGGACCAATCAATATCTTAAGTTGGGCAACAAGAAAATTACAAACTATAATGATGGGTCCGATTGAAGAATTAAGAGAAGCATTAAAGTATCAATTTACTTTGAAATCTGGAACTGGTGGCGCGGCAGTTTCGCCATCAGCTCAGAAAGGTCCAGGTGCTGGTGAAAATCCTTTAGCACAATTTGGAGGTGAAGCTCAGTTTGTAATTGGTGATAGCATTGCTCACGGATTCGCTGGGAGAAGTGGTAGTGGAAATGATACTAGTGACTCACAAGTTGGTCGCAGCGCAGCAAATGTTTTAAAAATTCTACAATCAAAGAGAGATTCTTTGAGAGGAATGTTGATTGATTTATCTACGGGTATTGCCAATTCTCCTAGTGACTTTGCTTCGGTTGAAGCACAACTATCATATCTGAAGTCTATCGGAGCAAGAGTTCGTATTCTTGGTGTTGGTAATCCTTTTAGTAAATCTAATGGTGGAATAAATGAAAAACTTGCTCAAATGGCAAGCAAGTATGGATTTTATTTTTATGGTGGATATAAAGGAACTTCCGATGGTGTTCATGCTACTCCACAGGATTATTCTGATATTCGCTCAAAGAGAGATCAAGAAACTTCAGCATCTGGAAAAGAAGACCTTTCTGGTATAAAAGGAAAAGGAAGTGCGATATACCTACACTGGACTGCTGGAAGTTATGGTGGAGTTTCTAGCAATTACCATACTACAATCACTGGTGATGGTAAGATTAATAGAACAACTCCATATGATAAGTTTAATGTTGGACACACTTATCGTAGAAATTCAAATGCTGTAGGTTTAAGTGTTGCTGCGATGGGAGGAAGTCCCGATCCATGGTCAATCCCAGTAAAACCAATTCAATATCAAAAGATGGCAGAAGAGGCTGCTAGAATAGCAAAGGCATGGGGATGGTCTGCTTCTGATATTAATATCAAAAATGTAATGACTCATGCTGAGGCTGGAGCAAATAAAGATGGAAATAGAAGACACGAAAATTATGGTCCAAGAGCCTGGGGGGGAACGGGAGAGCGTTGGGATTTATATCAATTGTATAAGGGAGACAGTCCTGGATCTGGTGGAGACAAAATTCGTTCTATGATTAAAGGTATGATGTTTGAAGGTGGTTATATTGAAGAGACTGGAGACTATCTAACTCACCCAGGAGAATATGTAATTGATGCTGACTCTGTAAAATTATTTGGAATAAACTTTTATAATATTATTAACAAAACAGAAACAATAGGACAGAGAAGAAGAGCATCTGAAAATCTTATCTCTATTTTAAGTCAATACACTGAAGATGGATTCCCAGAAACAGAAGACGATTATACTTATCAAGCACCACAATCTCAAGTAGTTGTTATGCCTCCAGAAATTGTTTCTGTTGGATCTGGAGGTGGTGGATATTCCTCTGATGAAAATGATGATCCATCTATGGACTTTGTAGAACTTAGGTAAATAGTAATACGAAAAGTTTAAGCAATGGCTAATACTCCAATCACTGCGGCACAATCTAAAGACTTTGACATTAAAAAATGTTTAGTATATTCTAACGACCAGAAGACGCAAGCTGATATTGGAAATCTGATTACTGATTTATATTACTATGAGGATGTTTTAAGTCCTTGTATAAAAGTTGATTTGATGTTTGCTGACACCGCAACAATTGAAAAGAATGATGATCTTAAAACTGTTATAGATGCTTTACAACTAGTTGGAACAGAGAAAGTTGAAATTAAACTGACAGATCCTAATGAGAAAGAAATATCAGTAACTGTTTATTCTGATTTTATATCTGCTCCCGCAAAACAGCCTAGAAAATCTTTGGTGACTATAAATCTAGTCTCAAAAGAAATGATATTTAATTATAAAACATCTGTTAATTATAGATTGGATGGATTAATATCTGACCATGTAGAAAAGATACTGAAGGATACTTTAAAGACTGAGAAAAAATTAGATATAGAAAAAACAATTGAACCTTTTAATTATACTGGCATTAATATGAGACCATTTGCTACTATTTTAACTTTAGCAAAAAAAGCAATTCCTGCTACAGCAAATTCAAAAGGAAATACTGCTGGATTCTTTTTCTTTGAAACTTCTGATGGATTTAAATTCAAATCTGTTGAGGGTCTGTTATCTGAAAATGAACCTGGTGGAGGTAAGAAAAAGTATAAAAGTTTAGTCTATAATGAGACGCCTGATGGAAGAGGATTGGATATTCCTCCAGAGTATGATGGAAAAATATTAGAGTATAATCTGGGAACTACGGCAGGAAGTGTACAGTCAAAATTACAGATTGGCACTTACTCTACAAGAACTGTATTGTTTGACCCATTCAATTGTTTTTATGAAGTTGTGAATCCAAATACTCAAGGTGGAAATTTGGGTTCTGAACAGAAACTTCAGAAAGCTGGTAAAGATTTGCCAAAGTATAATAAAGAATTTAATGTTGATGGAAAAGATCAAGACTATACTAGAACTCAGTATATGTTAATTGATACTGGTACTCTACCTACAGGAAGTACAAAACAACAATTACAAAAATCAAAAGAAAAGAACTTTGATCCAAAAAATATTTTGAATCAGTCTACGATGAGATATAATCAATTCTTCTCATCTACTTTAGAAATCACTATTACTGGAGACTTTAGTTTACATGCTGGTGATTATATCTTTATAGATTCTCCGCCAACTAATTCTAAAGATAAAAATTCTATGGATAAACAACTTGGTGGATATTATGTGATTTCAAAGTTGTGTCATTATATCAGCCCAAGAACAGGTGGATATACAAAGTTGACTCTGTGTAGAGATTCTATTGGAAGAAAAGGATCTCCAAATCCAATCTAAATAATTAAGATTATAATACGCACTAATATGGAAAGCGTAGAAAAGCACATAGAGCACGACAAGAAAATTCTTGACGATCCTCTTGTATCTTCTCAAGCAAGAAGACATACAGAAGAAGAACTTAAAGCATTAGAGAGATGGGTTGAGACACATCCAGAAGACCATCATGACCCCACCGGTCTTGAACTGTATTGTAATGATAATCCAAACGCATTAGAATGTAGAGTGTATGAAGACTGATGAGTGAAGGAACATTATTTAATCCAGGATTCTTAGGAGCAAGTTTTAATTGGTGGATCGGACAGATTGCCGATGATTCTACCTGGAGAGATAATATCGTTCCTGGAAAGTTTGAAGATAAAAAATCTATTCCTGGATGGGGGAGAAGATATAAAGTAAGAATTATTGGTCTTCATGATCAAGAAGAAGAAACAATTAATTCTGAAGAACTTCCTTGGGCTCAGGTTATGTACCCCATCACCGCTGGTGGTGGGCAAACAAACTCAGCACAAACTCCAAACCTTCGTCAGGGTAATTTTGTATTTGGATTTTTTCTTGATGGACAAGAACAGCAAGTTCCTGTCATTATGGGAGTTCTTGGAAATAATGCTCAGACAGAACTTAAAAGAAAAACTGGATTCAGTGGCGGAAAAAATTATACTCCACAAAGTGGATACGCAAAAACAAAAGAAGCAAAAACAGGAACAACAAAAGAGACCGCTCCTGATGAAGGTCTTGTAGTATCTCAGGGAAAGACCCCAACAAAAGAAGATCCTGATGCTGTTCATAGAACTAGTGCTGGAGATGTTAAGAGAGAAGAAAAGTTACAAGAAAAAATACCTTTACTCAAACCAGATGATACTACTAATTCTGCGATTAAAGGAATACAAACAGTTCTTGATAACCTGTCTCAGAAAATTAATAAGTACCTGAATGCGATTACAAGTTACATTGATGCTGTTTCAAATGTAATTACTGATTTAGAAAAACTTGTTTCTGATGCTGCATGTGAAATAGCAAAATACATGAAGATTCTTTTTGATAAAATAATGCAGTATGTGCTTAAGATACTCAATAAAGAACTTACAAAAGCAGTTTCATCCACTCCAGCTTCTTATAGATACTTGTTTGGAGATGTTAAAGAGATTTTAACCGAATTAATTTTATGTTTATATAATAAAATTATTGAGAAACTTTGTGACTTGATAAGGGGAATCCTTGATAAATTATTTAAACCAAAAGAACTTCAATCCATTGGTGCGGCTGGATTAGATTCTTGCCAAAAAACACCTAATGTTCCTATGTGTTATGCGGAAGATATTGTCGGTCAAATTATTGCTCATAATAAAGATGAAATTGATGATGCAAATAATGCTATTTTAGATAATGTAAATGCATTTTTGGGAGATATTCAAAGTCAGGTTGCTGGAGTTTCTGATTCTCTATCAGGTATTGCTTCTCAAATTGGTGGTATTAATGGAAGTTTAACTTCAGCACTTTCCTTTGTAAATATTTCTATTAATATTTTTGGATGCGAACTTAAACCAAATGTTGCTGTATCAGATTATTATACCTTTGCTAAAGGTGGAGCAGCAACTCCAGATTCTGAACAACCAAGTGCAGCCGCTACTGATAATGCAGCACAAAAACAATCAACTGTGGCATCAGTATCCGAAGTTCCATACGCAGAACCATCAAAAGCAACTCAGAATGTAGTTCTCAGTGATGCTAGAACCACCGACCAAATTGTTTCTTCAACCTCTGGAATAGCATAATAAATATCCTTATGACAAGAAAGTATAACAGATACAGAAAGCATGTCATTTAATATATTTGGATCTGCATCAAGAGATGATATTAGGGTTGGTTACATATCAACTACTAGAGGTTTTGTTGATGGAGTTTCTGTGTGTCGAGCAAATGACTATGCTAAAAAAAATCCTGGAACTCAATTTGTTTTTAAAACACGAGACGAAATTAAATATCTTAGTATAAATGAAATTAATACATTAAATCCTGATGATCTTTTGCCAAAAAGTTCAAAAGATTGTCCTGGAATTGAATTAGAATCTGATTGTGGACCTTCTAAGGTTTACTTTTATGGTGGCGGAGGAGTAGGAGCAAAAGCAAATCCCATCATCGGTCAAGATGGATCTCTCCTTGCTGTAGATCTTGTTTCTGGAGGATTTGGGTATCAATATGCTCCAATTACTGAAGTAAAAGATAATTGTGGAATTGGAGCAGGTGTTGTTGTTCGTTCTATTCTTGGTGAGGTTGTAGAGACTGTAGAATATTATGACCAAGAAGATGACTTTGAAGATTATGAGATTTGTTTGCCAACCGATGCTGGATATGGCAGAATCTATTCTGCGGATGGAAAAGATATTGGTGAGTGGGACCCAACTCTTTATGCTAATCTATCTAAAGATCCTATTCGTCTTGAGATACAAAAGTATCAAAAATTCTTAACTTCTCTTCGTGGTGGTTCTAGAATCAATCAATCTGATAATACGATTAAAAAATGGTGGACAACTAGAACTGAATCTCCAATATCAGTAAAATCTTCTACAAGAATCACTAGAGTTAAGCATGATGTTAGACATCCAGGGTGGGGTGGAGAGTATGCTCAAGGAAGTCTGCTTAAAGAGGAAACCTTTAAGATTTTTACTTCTGGTGGTGGTGCCAAAAAAGGAGGAAATAATCTAGCTTTTAATTTCATTACAGAAGACAAATCACATGCCTTTAAAATTAGAGCAAGTGATTTTAAAAATAATCAGACTGGACAGGAAGTTAGAATAAAAGTAAAACCAAATACAGTTTATCTTGTATCATCGGAGGGACAGTATAAGGGAGCTGGTAGTGAGATTGGAATTGTTGAAGGATTGGGCAAAAAACCAAAAGAAGTTAATACCAAAACAAAAGAAGAACTTTCTGGAAAATCTATTTTTGCTGACTTCTTAAATACCGCAAATGATAATGATGACTTACAAGCAGAAGCTGGCATTGGTAAGTTTTCTGCTACAAGAATTGGTGCTCAAAAGGGAAGAAGCACTTATAATGTAAAGTATGTATTTAATGATAACTCGGTATACAAACCAGAAGTTTTTGAAGACAGCTTCATGAATAATAATGCTGTATCTCCAGTTCCCCCTTCAAATGTTCCCGGAACTGATTTTGCTGGTATTCCATTTGTTATGGAATGGCAAAAAGATTTCCCATATTCGGGAGAGTATACCTTTAAAGGTATGGGAGATAACATAGCAAAAATATATCTTGATAATGAACTTTTATTTACAACAACAGAATTTAGAAAAGATCAACCGCCAAGTAAAGTAAAGAAAACTGTTAAAGAAGGAGTCCATAGAATTAAAGTTGATTTATATAATGTTCCAATTACTGAAAAAGTTATAAAACAAAATCCTGCTGGATTGATTGATGTTGACTTCAAAGTTTTTGGTCAAGGCAAAAAGACTGGAACGCTAAAGTTTGCCTTTACTTCTGAAGATGGATCGCATTCATTTACATTAAAGGGGAATGAAAAAAGCAAGCAAAGTAGAAATGAAACGATTAAAGTAAAACCCAATATAAAGTATAAAGTCGTTGCGATATCTACAAGAGGTGAGATTGAGCAGGGGATTATTCAAAATGGCAAGAAAAATAAAGAAGGGGGTATAGGATCTTCAAGTAAAATATTTGCAGATTATATAGCATCAGCAAATGATAATGATGACATACAAATTACTGCAGGATCTGGAAATTTTGAATCTAAAAATAAAAGAACCGCAAAAGGTGGTAGAAGAAGCACTTATGACCTAACGTTCATAGTGGGAGGAGAATCAAACACCGCATCTTTCTACGAAGAAGAAATTATTTCTCCCAAATCATGGATAGAAAACCCAATGGGAGTTGCTCTTGTTATTGATGCTCCCCTCCCACCAGTCCCTCAAGAGCCAATCGTAGAGCAAGAAGGTAGATGTCCAAGAAATCCAATTTGGTCAACTAGATTTCCTGGTGCTGCTAATAAATGGTATCCTGTTAATTTTTCTAGTCTTAAAACAGTTACTGAAACTACTGAAACTACAACGACATCATCCTCTAATACACAAGAAGTTGAATTTACGATTTATGGACAAGGTGCATTTAAAGATCTTTCGTTTGTGTTTACTGCAGTAACTGGAAGTCATACTTTTACACTAAATGGCGCTGAAAAAAATAAAAAAACTAGAACGGAAAAAATAAAAATATTAAAAAATACAAATTATGTTGTCTATGCTAAGGAAGATTCTAAAAAATATACGTCTGTAGAGCAAGGTTTAATTAAAGGTGGAACAAAAGCAAAAGAAAAAGGTATTGGAGAATCTAAAAAGATTTTTGCTGATTATACTTCTACGAAGAATGATAATGATGATATTCAAGTTACTGCCTCTATTGGAACTTTTAAGAGTTCAAATAAAAGAACTATTCCTAATAGCAAAAGAAACACTTATGATTTAACTTTTAGGTTAGATTCTGCTCCAGGAGTAGAACCACAGACGACCACGGAAACAAAAACATATCAAGTTTCTGGTTGGAGTCAGTTTATGAATCGCTATGCCATCTCTCCAGTTATTCCTATATCAGAAAATGGATCTGATGGTGGTGGTATTGTTTATAAGAATTCTTGGAATCTTGATATTCCTTATGATGGATTCTATGCTTTGAGAGGAACTGTAGATAATGGTGGTAGAATTCTTATTGATGGAAAGGAAATAGCGAGAGGTGGTGGACTGAGTTTCAAAGGAGGATCATCTGGAAAACTTGATGGATTTGGAACGGAAAGTCCTCAGACAACTAAGGTATTTTTAACAAAAGGAATGCATTCTATTGAAGTTGAAGTTGAAAATGAAAAAACAGAAATATTTTCTAAGGTAGATCAAAAAGTTTTTAATACTTCTGATTGGGTTGTTTCACACACAATATCCACTGCTACTTCTACGTCCAAGATAAAAGCAAAATTTGTTCAAAAAGGAAAACAATTTTATTTGGATGTTACTGGAAATGGGTCTGGTGAAATTGAATTTGTTATGGAGGTTGATGATGCCCCTTATATTGCTGGTCTTGCTGCAAAAGAAGTTATCTTGCCTAGTGATGGAGATAAGATTAAATTCAAAAGATCGGTCCCATCTTTTCCTGCCGGCACCACAAATGATCCAAATATATTACGCATACAAGAATCTGCTATTCCCCAAAAGGAAACTATTAAAAAGTCCGGTAAGTTTACCGCAGGTAAAACCTATGGTCCTATTGAAATCATAGGTGCTGCTGCTGGTGCAAGAGGTCCTATTCTAAATTCTAGTAATAGATTAGGTATTCGTGATGCTGATGGCGATGATGAAAATATTAAAATAATAATCTCTAATATAGGAAATGTGCAAGGGTCAACAAAAACAACAACAAGTGGTGGATTGTCTAGTGGAACTGTGAAAGATGGAGTATCCTATTCTGGTCCTGTTCTTGCTAGTTACAGAAATGGTTCTTTAGGTCCTTTCTTAACACCTTCCTTCTCTAATGTTGAAGATTATCGCACAAATTATCAAGATAAAACTTGGACATTAACTTGGAATAATGTTGATTTTCCTGTTGACGGTCAATACACATTAAGAGCAGAAGCTGATGACTATGTGATTGTAAGAGTTGATGGGATAGAAGTTGGAGTAGCAAGAGTATTTGAAGGAGTGAGAACTTTTAATTTTAATGTTACTAAAGGAAAAAGAACTGTTGAAATGGAGTTGTATAATACACATACATCCAATCAAGCTACTTTTGATAGTAATCCTACAGTTTTTAATGCTATCATTACAGTTCCTGTTGATCAATCAACTGGACTATCAAGACCATGGACAATAAATCCTGTTGGTATATCTGCCATTCTTATTCCACCACCCTGCCCAAAAAGAATTAGAGGAAAAGGTGTAATTAAAGAGGTTATTGTTGATGATCCAGGAAATGGTAATCCATCTCTTCCAAATAATGTTCCCCCATCAGGTGGTCGATCGTATCCAGTCACATTGAGATTAAAATCAGTCATTGTAGAAAATCCTGGTATAAATCATAATTGTGGAGTGGATGAAATACAAATTACTCCAAGTAATGGGGCAGTTTTAAGTTATGATTGTGACAGTTTTGGTAGGATTAAATCTGTAAATGTTTTAGATCCCGGTCTTGGATTTACAACTTATCCTGATATAACAATGGTTACTGATACAGGTATTAATGCTTCATTCAGACCACAATTTGAAGTTGTTAGAGATCCAATTGTAGCGGACCCAGCAAAACTTATTCAGGTTACAGACTTAGTTGGTCTTAAACAGACTGGATATGTTGATGGTAGAGCGTATTTTGGAGCAGTGTTCTATAAGGATGGAGTTCGTTATGCTGGATTCTATGAGACTCCTGGAGAACTTGTACAAGTATATGACACTCTACAGGAGAGCATTACTGCTCAGGTTGTCACGAGACCTTCTGCTATCCTACGTCAGGGTACTGACATCAGTAGTAATAATCCAAGACTTAATCTTCCAGGAACTCCAGACACACTTATATAATTCTCTTAAATAGTATACAAAGTAGTTTATAATTATGCCAGTTTCAAAAAATTGTAATAATGATAGGGTAAAGAAAGGTGCTCTTTCTACAGATGATATTGCTGGTTTATTAGCAAATGCTGGTAATGTTTTAGATGCTGCTGGAAATGTTGTTGACTCGGCAGGAAATATTGTTGCTGCTGCTTCTGACTTAGTTTCATCAAGACTTCCTACAGATACTGCTAAGCAAAACTATACTGCTGTTAGATATGGTAATGATCATGGATCATTAACTTTGGGTGGTATCCATAAGCAGGGTGATGTGACTGCTGCGGTTATGCTTCAGTCTTCTGACGCAAGACATGCTTTCTTTATGGATAAGGATGGTCAACGAAAAGGTTGGACTACTCTTACAGCACCTGGAAATATTCAGATGGAAGCTGGGTCTGATAATGAGGAATCCCAAGACAGCTTGATGATAAACTCAAAAAATGGTAATATACTTATTGTAGCTTCTAATGGTAAAATACGACTAGAAGCAAAGGATATTGAATTAATTGCTACTGGTGAGGGGGGAAGTAAAGGAAACATTAGAATGTTTGCCTCAGAAAATGTTAGTGTTGAATCTAAGAAGTTTATAGTTGATTCTAAAGTTAATTATAGTATAGTGAGTTCTGGTACAGGTGAAGTTATCGCAAACAGTATTTTAAAAATGTATGGTTCTATTTTTAAGGCAGTTGATGATTCTTGTGCTGTAAAAGATGCTAAAAATGGTGGAAAGAAAGATGTTCAAAAAAACAATCAAGCATAGGAGACTAAAAAATGGCTGATTTTCCAGATGTTACTACAGGAGGGCAACTCAGAGTTGGTGCTGGTATTTGTCCTGCTATTAAAGAAGGTAACAATAAAATCAATGGATCGATGTTTGCTGAAGGTCCGGTGGTTTTCGGAGCACCTACTCACTTTCCAACGGCATATGCTACTGTAAATATTGGACCACTGCAGAATAGTGATGAAGATTCTGTTCCTCCATTTGTACCAGGTTCTTTGTGCTTACCTGTAAGTAATCCTTACGCATTATGCGTTTCCGATAATGCTGCTGTTATGGGAAATTTGGATGTTAACTTCAGACTTCAAGCTGGAAGAGATATTGTTGCTGGTGGAAACATCATATCAAACTGTGGTGGACATATTCTTGCCGCAAAGAAAAACTTTGACATTCCACACCCAACTAAAGAAGGTTGGAGACTTCGCCACACTTGCCCAGAAGGTCCTTCAAACGATGTTTATTACAGAGGAAGAGTTACGAATAGAAAAGAAATTCTTCTTCCTGTATACTGGAAAAAGTTAGTTGACTGGACAACAATCACAGTTAATCTGACTCCAGTAGGAGCACATCAAAATGTAATTGTTAAGAGAATTGATGAAGAAAAAATTTACCTTCAATCTCATGGAGGTATGCCAATTGATTGCTTCTTCCACATTTATGGAACAAGAGCAGATGGGGAAAGATTAATTCCCGAATATGAAGGCGAAAGTCCAGCAGATTATCCAGGAAACAATGATGAATATTCTGTTTCTGGATACCACTACGATAAAAGAGAGGTTTAATTATGCCATCACCAGGACAACCGAAAGACGCAGAATTTCCTGGGGAATTTATTCCATCAACAGGAGACCCCGATTGTACTGATAGATATGCTTGGGGTGTTCCCTCAAATCTTTATTCATATATTTTTAAGGGCAATGTTGATGAGAGAACTTATCCTCCAGATGCTTGCCGCCCCTACTATCATAGGACAGCTCAGATTGATGGTTTACAGATAAATTCTCCAGGTATTATTGGAAACGGAGATATTAAGATTGATGGAATAGTAAGGGCATCAGAAGTAAGTGCTGGTGGCGTTACTCTTACCTCCAGAAAACCTTTTGATATTCCTCACCCAACTAAATCTGGGTATAGACTTCGCCATGTTTGTTTAGAGGGTCCAGAATCTGGAGTATATTATCGTGGTAGATTGACAAGTTCTAATGTAATTGAGTTACCAGAATATTGGGTTGGTCTTGTTGACCCAGAAACAATTACAGTTACTCTTACACAAATTGGATCATCCCAAGATTTAATCGTAGAAAGAATTGAATGGGGAAGGAAAGTTGTTATCAAGTCTGGAAATGCATCTGCTATTGATTGTTACTTTATGATTAATGGTGAAAGAAAAGATGGCGAAAAGTTAATTGTGGAATATGAAGGAACTTCTATTGATGACTATCCTGGAGATAACTCAATTTACAGCATAAACAGGTAGGACCCTTGACACGGACCCATGACCGTGCTATGATACATGGGTAATCAACGGACGACCGAATGCAAGACGAGTACCTCTCACGCTGCGTAGTGGACCCAATCAAACGAA